CTACATCTGGGGTCTGATGCGCGAGGCAAACAACACGGCTCCGACCTCCTACATTGAGACGCCGTCAAGCGCCTCCGTCACCCGCAGCGCCGACCTCGCGCACGTCTTGGATTCCGCCATCACTTCGTGGGGTGACCCCGGTGCCCTCGTCATCCACTTCTACCCGCCTGGTCAGGCCGGGACGCTGCTCTCCACGGATGACGTGGCAAACGAGCAACTCGGCATTCAGGCAAGCACCACCACGGCGGCGCGGGCGTTCTGGTCATCGGGCAGCACCGCCACGGGCACCATCGGGACCGGGGTGCAGAAGGCCGTCCACTACTGGAACGGCACGGCATCGTCGTTCTGCATCAACGGCGGCACGGTGCAGACCGGGACGAACAACATCACGACCTTCGGCAACATCGACTACGTGACCTTCGGAGCTGAGGCAACGAGCTCAACCACCGGGTATTCGCAGTACGCAAACTGCATCATTCGGTACATCGCCTTCTATTCCGGGACGCTTTCATCAAGCGACTTGCAGACGATCACCACGTGACTACCTTTCACGACTACTGGCTCAAGGGCGAGGACGAGGCGCACGTCCACGAAGCGATGGCGGCGGCGGGCCTCGGCCTGCTGCCAGCCGAGGAGTCGTCCTACGACCCCATCGGCACGATCTGGGTGCCGGGACCGGACGTGGACCCGGACGGCAACCCCATCCCCGTGCCGCTCCCCGGCTGGCACGCCAACCTGCGACTGCGCGACAAGATGACCTTCCCGCAGCGTTCGGCCCTGGAAAGCATCCTCATCCCACAGCCCCAGCACCCCGTCCGGGTCTGGGCAGGAGCAGACGAATGACCCCCACATCCCACCCCATCGTCGAGGCCGGCGACAAGGTCGTCATCAAGGGCGTCGAGCTCTTCATGGCCTTCGACCCCGCCATTGATGACGCCAAGGCCGACCCCGAGCTCAAGCGCTTCGACAACGAGCGCCTCCGCAAGATCGTCGGTGCCACGGGCAAGCACATCCGCCGGGGCTCCTTCCCCCGGGTCGTCGTCATGCACGAGAAGGACGGCAAGGAGCCGAAGTCCAGCGTCGGCCGGATTCCGACGATCCGATACGAGGAACGGGATGGCGTGGGGTACATTGTGGGCGACATGGAGGTGGGAAGGGACATTTTCGACCGCCTGATCGCGACCAACGCCTTCCCCAGGCGCTCGGCCGAGATCTGGTCCGAATCCGACCACCTGTCCGAGGTGGCGCTGCTGGGCCGCGAGACGCCCCGGCGACCGCTCCCCGACACGCACTTTGCGCGTGCGGGCCAGAAGATCACGTTCTCGAAGTCCAACCACGACCTGGCCGGGGTCGGCGGCGGGCTGAACACCTTCGTCCCGGCGACCATCAAGGAGGAGGCTGCGATGCCTTCAGACAGCGACATCCGCGAGCAGCTCGAGGCGATGAAGTGCGCCATCGAGGGCATGGCCGACACCATGAAGAAGCACTTCGGTTCGGCCGAGGAGAAGGGCGAGGAGGAGAAGGACGAGATGGCCGGCGCGAGCATGGAGTTCGCCGAGGAGGCCGGCGAGGGCGACGGCGTCCACATCGACATCGACTCGCACGGCGAGGAGAAGGAGGAGGCGGGCGAGGAGCAGGAAGTCATCGCGATGCGCTCCACCTACGCCATCCGCTCCGAGAACGCCCGCCTGAAGGCCCGCATGGCGCGCCTCGAGGCCGAGATGAAGCGGGAGAAGTTCGCCCGCGAGATCGACATCCTCGAGCAGGAGGGCTACCGCATCCCCGAGTCGCAGCGCGGCGCGCTCCTGGCGCAGCTGCAGTCGGCGTCCGACCCCGTGGCGCTCCTGGAGTCCTGGCGCGACCTGTTCGCCCGCGACCCCATCGGCACCAAGATCGACATGAGCCGTGCGTCCCTGCCGAAGGCGATGAGCCCCGGCGACGTCGGTGACCTCGTCAAGCAGTTCGCCGGCAAGCCCGAGGAGTTTGCCAAGGCGATCAACTCCCGCATGACCAAGCGCTGAACCCCAGCAAGGAACCCCTCAAATGATGAACTTCTCCCCCAACCTCGTCGCGGGCGGCACGATCAACCCGTACCGCATCGTGAAGATGGACACCACCGCCTTCCAGGGCGTTGCCGCCACCGCTGCCGGCGACTACGTCGTCGGCGTGACCGACGGCTCGACCCGTCGCTTCGACGCTACCGCGCACGCCACCAGCGGCGACCCGATCTCGCTCCAGCCCGCCAACTGCGTGCAGATCGAGGCCGGCGGCAACATCACCGCAGGAGCGGCGCTCAAGCCGTCCACGGCCGGCGTGGCGATTGCCACGACCACCTCGGGCGATGTCGCCCTGTTCGTCGCCCTTGAGGCTGCAGCCAGCGGCCAGATCTTCTGGGCGTACCGTCTCCCCGCCACGAAGGCGATCTGATTCCAGACTGACCCAAAGGAGGTCAAGCCATGAGTTACGTGACTGTCGGCGGCGGGCTCAACACCTACGTCCCGTCCACCAACGCGCTCGCCACGGGCGCGCTCCAGGTCGAGTTCACCCGTGCGGTGAACACGTTCCCCATCACCAAGTACGCGCAGATCGTCCCGGTGAACCAGATGACCGGGTACTACCTGCGCCTCAACTCGGACGACAACGTCCGCGTGACCGACGTCAACGAGTTCGCGTGGCCGCTGGGCAATGACCGTCCGGTCGGCAAGATGAACGAGCACGACTTCGTGTCGTTCAGCTGCGCTCGGTATGCGTACCCCTTCTACATCCCGAACGAGACCGTCAAGCAGGCTGCCTGGGACGTCGTTGCCCAGCACGCTCGCTCGAAGGCCCAGCTCGCGATGACCGGCCGCTGCATCCGCACGGCCACGGCCCTGACGACCGCCGCGACGTTCAACGCGGTCGGCAACTACGCCGCGACCGGCACCGCCTCCCCGGGCGGCGCTGCGTGGACGACCTCCTCGACGAACGTCATCCAGAAGGCCATCCAGGGCGTCCTGCAGCGCATCTCGCTCACCACCGGCGGTGCGGTGCGTGCCGAGTACGACGTGATGATGGTCATCAGCCCGACCATCGCCAACCTGCTCGCCCAGACTGACGAGGTCCGCAACTACGTGAAGAACTACCCGGCCGCCCTGCCCTTCCTGCAGGGGTCGGACACCTTCGCGAAGTACGGCCTCCCGCCGAGCCTGTTCGGCGTGCAGGTGGTCGTGGACGACTCGGTGCGCGTCACCACCCGCAAGGGCGCGGCCAGCACGACCCGGTCGTTCGTCTACGGCAACTCGGCCGTGTTCGTGTCCCGTCCGGGCGGCCTGGTCGGCGTGGAGGGCTCGACGTCCTTCGCGACCTGCCAGATCTTCGCCTTCGAGGACATGACGGTCGAGAACTGGGACGACCCGAAGGACCGCCGCATCGAGGGCCGCGTGATCGACAACAGCGCCAGCGAGGTGGTTGCCCCGGTGTCGGGCTACCTCGTGGCTGACGTCACGAGCTGATACGGCAGCATCGGCAGAACCAAGGGGGGGCGGGAGCACGGGCTCTCGCCCCCCGTCTGCCATGAGGGGAGCACCGGATGGCCTACGCAACCTACGCCGACCTTGAGAAGGAACTGGACGCCCGCATCATCGCGGAGCTCGCCAGCGACTCAGGCAACGACGCCCCGCCCCCGAACCCCATCACGACGATGGCCCTGGAGCGCGCCAGCGCGATGGTGGCCTCGTACGCCCGGGTGGGCAACATCTACACCGACACCGACCTGACTGCCCTGGCGACGGCCGGGGACTGGCTGCTGACCGGGCTCGTCTGCGACCTTGCCACGGAGGTGCTCTTCCAGCGGCGGGCCATGAAGATCCCGCCGGCGGTCGAGGACCGGATGAAGCGGGCGCACGAGCTGCTCGAGGCCCTGCGGGACGGCCGGCAGATCTTCGGGGCGGTCGCCAAGGCGGCCGACGCCGGCCTGCCCGAGGTGCGGGCGACCCCGCTCAACACGCTCGCCTACTACAACCAGGTGTCCTCGAGCGGGTTCTTCCCCTCCCGCAAGCCGAACACGATGCCGGGGGGCTGACGGGTGTTTCGCGGCTGGGGATCGTGGAACAGCCGGGTGGCGAAGGCGCTCGAGAACCGCCATGTCCTGGATGGCATCGCGATGGCGGTCGCCAAGCACGCGAAGCGCCACATCGCCAAGAGCTACGGGCGGGGGCCGACGGGCGACGAGCAGGCGCTGAAGCCCCTGAAGGAGATGGACGTCGAGTACTGGTCGCGCACGAAGCCCAAGGACGGGCCGATCCTCGGCAGCCGCGAGGTGACCGAGATGCGCCAGCGCAAGACCAAGGACGGGCGGATCACGGTCAAGCCGACCAAGGTCACCGAGTACCTCGTCAAGGGGCAGTCGTACCGCGCAGGCGGGAAGCCCCTGCGGGACACGGGTTACCTCATAGAGCACATCGGGGCGCGGGCGACCAAGATCGGCCCGACGAAGATTGAGGTCGTGCTGACCGGGCCGATCTACGGCATCTATCACGAACTGGGCTTCTCCACCTCCAAGCCGAACTACATCCCCATGAGCCTGAAGGGCAAGCGCAAGCACGCCACGGGGAACGACCCGGCCACCGAGGGGCTGTCGTGGGGCAAGGACTTCATCATCGCCTGGGGCGGCGTGGACGTCCCGGCGCGGCCGTTCCTCGTCCCGACGACCAAGGAATGGGCAGAGATCGGCCGCACGATTAGACTAGGGCTCGCACGAGTGCTCAAAGGAAGGACGCGCTAAATGGCTACGGCAATCTTCGTCGCGGGACCGACCCGCATCGATTGGTACGACGGCTCGGTCTGGACCGAGCTCGGGGAGTGCGACAACGACAACCTCCCGCAGGTGTCGTGGAACGACTACCAGCACGAGATCAAGACGTCCTCGAGCGGTGCCATCCCCGAGGAGATCGTCCTGCAGAACTCGGACGCCACGGTGACCTTCACGCTCGTGAAGTGGGACGCGACGGAACTGGCGCAGCTCGAGGCCCGCCAGCGCGGCGCGCAGGG